TTCCGCGCCGGAGACATGAAGCGCACGCCCGGTCGGCCCCCGTTGGATGACGACGATCCGAGTGTCCAAGTCAATCTTTCTCTGCCATCAAAGAAATTCGACGAACTGTGCGCGCTCGCCCGCCAACAGGATCAAAGTCTCCCCGAAATTCTCCGCCGTCTCATCTACGGCAACGCCTACACGATTAAAGAGAAAATAACTAAAAAATAGGCGCGTGACCTGACCTGTCACAGGCTAGATGCGGATTGCACCGCACAGTCTGGACGTCCCTCGAGATCAAGAGCGTCGATGAAGGCACGCGCCGCATTCGCGGGATTGCGTCCACCCCGTCGCCGGACCGCATGGGCGACGTCCTCGAACCCCTCGGCGCGAGCTTTCCTGATGAACTCCCGCTCCTGCTGCATCACAAAAAGGAATCCCCCGTCGGCGTCGCGCGGTTCAAACCGCCGACGAAGAAGGGGATTGAGTTCGAGGCGGAGCTGCCGATCGTTGATGAGCCCGGCGCCGTCAAGGACGAAGTCGACCGCGCGTGGCATTCGATCCAGCACAAGTTGATCCGCGGTGTCTCCATCGGCTTCCGCGTCCTCGATGACGCGATCGAGTTGATGAAGAACGGCGGGATGCGCTTCCTGAAATTTGAAATCCTCGAACTCAGTCTCGTGACGGTGCCGGCGAATCAAGACGCCACGCTGTCCGTGATCAAATCGCTCGACCTGGCCGCGTCCGGCCCTCATCTGCCCGGCGTCACGGGCCTCCCCGTTGTCCAGGCGGTAAAGGCCGCCCGACCCATGACGATTCAGGAACAGATCCAGCAGTTCGAGAATACCCGCGCGGCGCACGCCGCGATCATGACCAACCTGCTCGCCAAGTCCGCCGAGACCAACGAATCGCTCGACGAGCAACAGGCGACCGAATACGAAGACGCCAAAGCCAAGGTCGCGAGCTGCGACGCGCATCTCACGCGCCTGCACGACGTCGAGAAGCTGAACCTCACCAAAGCGACGCCGATCACGAATACGACCAGCAGCCTCACCGCCTCCGAGCTGCGCGGCGGGCACGTCCCGGTGATCACCGTCAAAGCCAACGTCCCGAAGGGCACCTCGTTCGCCCGGATGTGCATGGCGATGGCTGCGGGCAAGGGCGATTCCTACCAGACGCTCCAGTACGCGAAGCAGTGGAAAGACTCGACCCCGGAAGTCGAGCAGATGGTCGAGTACATGTGGCGCACGAAAGCCGCGGTCGCGGCCGGCACGACGACCGACGCCGCGTGGGCCGGGCCGCTCGTCGTGACCCAACCGATCAACGAATTCCTCGAGATGCTCAGGCCGAGAACCCTGCTCGGCCGGATCCCCGGCTTGCGGCAAACGCCGTTTAACATTTCGATGCCGAACCAGACGACCGGCGGCACCTACTCGTGGGTGGGCCAGAACAAACCCAAGCCGGTCACCAAGGCGGATTACGCCACGGTGACGGTCGGGTTCGCGAAGGCCGCGGGCATCATCGTGATTTCGGAAGAACTCGCGATGCTCTCGACCCCGTCGGCGGAAGCCCTCGTGCGCGAGGAAATGATCGCCGGGATGGCGACGTTCCTCGATACCCAGTTCGTCGACCCCGCGATCGCGGCCGTGACGAACGTCAACCCCGCGTCCATCACGAACGGCGCGGCGACGGTGGCCTCCGGTGGTGTCACGGGCGCGTTCGCCCGGGCGGATCTCGCGGCGCGCGTCGCGGTGTTCGTCGCGGCCAACATCCCGATGGAAGGCTCCGTCTGGTTGATGAACGAGTCGAACGCCTTCGGCATCGGCATGTCCGTGAACGCGCTCGGCCAGCCGTTGTTTCCGGGATTCAACGGGACGGCGGGCGGGAACATCATGGGCATTCCGGTGGTCATCAGCAACAGCGTCGGGCTGCGCGTGATTCTCGTCCACGCGCCGTCGATTCTGTATGCCGATGAAGGCGGCGTGCGGATCGATGTCAGCCGCGAGGCGTCGGTGCAGATGGACTCGGCACCCACGGACACGGTCGATGCGACGACCGTCTACCTCTCGCTCTGGCAGCGCAACCTGATCGGGTTGAAGGCAGAACGCTTCATCTCGTGGACCCGTGCCCGGACGGCCGCGGTGACCTACATCACGACCGCGTCGGCGTACAACGGCACGTAAGACGTGAATCGCTACCTGTATCGCGTGGCCTACGCGTATGCCGATGGGATGACCCCGATCGTCGGGGTCATCACCACCGCGTACGAGCCGGTGTGTGTCCGCGCGCTGACCGAAGCGGCGGCGCTCGCGGAGGTCACGGGGTTGACGCGTTATCTGACGGCGGCGGGCGTCACGCGGACGATCACATTGGTGACAACGACGGCGGATGTGTAAATGCGGTTAGCGATTGGCGGGCCGACGCGTGACCTCGTGCCGGCCGCCTTCGCCGTCGACGTGGCGCAGCTCTACGCCTACACGCGGGAACGCGGGCCGTGGGGCGCCGACGTGACGGTCGGGTTTATCGCCTCGACCTACATCCACGTCGGGCGGGAGTTGTTCCTCGAGGCGTCGCTCAAACAGGGCGCCTCGCACGTCCTCTGGCTGGATACGGACATGACGTTCCCGCGGGAGACGGCGGTCCTGTTGGCCATGCACGACACGGCGATCGTCGGCTGCAATTACCCGGTGCGCCAGCCGTCGGGACTCTTCACGGCGCAGCGCGACGATGGCACACGGGTGCCGACGACGGAGACATCAACCGGGCTGGAAGCCGTTGACGCGCTCGGGTTCGGCGTGCTGCTGATGCGGATCGACATCATGTCGGGGCTGACGCGACCGTGGTTCCGGCATGGCCTCAACGAGGCCGGCGGCGACATCGGCGAAGACATCATGTGCTGTCGCAAGATTCGCCAAGGCGGGCACCAGATTTTCATCGACCACGATCTCTCGAAACAAGTGGGGCACATTGGCCAGCATACGTACCGAATCCAAGCCGCCGAAGTCGCAGTCTGAGTCGGCCATCATCGAACTCAAGCCGCCGCCGGAGATGGGGTTCAGCGGGACCACGAAGCTCTGGGCGACGGAAACGGTGCTGATCGAAGAACTGATCAAGCGGGGCTATACGCGGGTGGAGCCGACGGCGTGACACAGACCGCGTTCTCGGTCGCGCTGGCCGACACGACGACGCCGGGCTGGTTCCATCACGGCGCCAAGATCCTCGAACTCGTGGAACAGCATCGGCCGTCCGTCTGCGTCGAACTCGGGACGTGGTTGGGCGCGTCGGCGATCCCCGTGGCGCGATCGATTCGGCGGTGGGGCGGGACGCTCTTCTGTGTCGACACCTGGGCGGGCGATATTCACACGCCGGATCTGACGCGGCCCTCGGCGCCGTGGATGCTCGTGAGTTGCGCGCGCAACATCATGGACGCCGGCGTCGGCGCCAGCGTGCGCTTGATTCCCGCGACGACGGTGAAGGCGGCAGCCTTCTGGACGGACCCGATCGATTACCTCTACATCGACGCCGACCATTCGTATGAAGGCGTGCAAGCGGATCTCGATGCGTGGATGCGCCATATGAACCCCGGCGGGCTCGTCCTCGGGGACGACTACGGGCACCACCTCTTCCCCGGCGTGAAGCAGGCGTGGGATGAACACGAGCAGAGCGGCGGCTATCAGTTCACCCGCTACCAGTCGACACCACCGGATCCCGACGGGGTCCAGTTGATCTACGGCACCGTGTAAAAGGAGACGACATGGCGGACAAGGACGAGAAACCGAAGAAGGTGACGGTCGAAGCGATCAAGTGGCACACCAACGCCGGGGAAACCTACGACGTGGGCGATACCTACGACGTGGACGAAGACGCCGCCGCGTCGCTGGCGATCCAGGGCATGGCGATTCGCACCGATCGCGAGGCGGTCGCGAAGAAAGCCGCGAAGGACGCCAAGGACACGAAAGCAAAGAAGTAACGCGTGCACATTGCGCTGAAGATGTTCGGCCGGCAGATCGAGCTATCCACGAAGGGACTGCAGCTCAGTCCTCTGTCCAGTAATGGTGGATGGTGGCCGCTCGTCCGCGAGCCGTTCACCGGCGCGTGGCAGCGCAATGTCGAGATCAGCGCGGGCTCGGCGCTCTCGTACTTCGCGGTCTATGCGTGCTACCGGCTGATCACGACCGACATCGGCAAGCTCTGTCTGCGGTTGGTCGAGCAGGACAAAGACGGCATCTG